TCGTAATTAGCATTCTGGCGGCTATTCCGTCAGGGTACGAAGTCGGAGACGTATCGAATCCGATTCCGTTAAACATAGGCGCGTCAGAGATTCTCGCTTGCGAGATTCAGCTTTCGACTTATTACACACAAACAAACTAGGAGACCAACATGGCCACGACCGTAATTACAGGGCGCGATCTTTCGGTTACGATCGCGACCAAAAACTATAACGAGCAAGCAACAAGCGCAACGCTAAGCGGAGATGTAACTATCGAAACTTACGACACTCTTTACGCTAAGGCTTACCGTTCGATCGATAAGCAGTGGACGTTCGACGTCGAAATGCTTGCAGACTGGGGCGCAGCGGATTCACTCTGCGAAGCTCTATGGACAGCGGCAGAGACAGCACCTAACACGACTCTAGCGGTATCGCTAACAGCTGTTACAGGAGCGGTCTTCGCGTTTAACGTGCTACCAATCTTCCCAAGCGTCGGCGGTTCTAGCCCAGACGCTCAAACTGTAACGCTATCCTTTACAGTAGTGGGAACACCAAGCGAGACATTCAGCTAAAAAACAGAATCGGGAGCGAACATGAAACTAAACATCGAAGTCCAATACTTCTCAGGAGAGGCCGTTACATTCGTGGCGGCTTCTCCCGAGTGGTCGAAGTGGGAAAGCAAAACTGGAAAGACTATCCAGCAAGCCGAGACGATCGGAGTTAACGATCTTCTCTTTCTTGGTTATCAAGCCATGAAGCGAGAAGCTGCGGGAACTCCTATTAAGCCTTACGAGGTCTGGATCGAAACGGTCGCGGAAGTCTCAGCAAGTAGCGCAAGCCCAAAAGTTATCCCGCTGGAAGCCTAAATCGACTAATCGTCGAACTCTCTATCGCGACACAGATCCCGATGAGCGAGTGGCAGACGGCGGAGCAGATCTTAACGGCGATAGAGATACTGGAGAAACGGAATGGCAAGTAAGAAGGGTGTCTACTCGATAGAAGTCGAGCCAGCCGCGCTTAAAAACTTGATCCAGACTCTTAATCTTCTCGATAAAGAAACACAGAACGAGATCCGCGACGCAGCTCTTCCACTATCGAAGCGTCTGGCGGGCCAGCTCATGATGAGCGCGAACGGTGCGCCAGCTCCACAGACTAAGCTCGTAGCTCAGACGATTACAGCTAAACGCGATCGTCTTATTCGCGTCGACATCGGTGGCCCTAAGAAGGTCGGTCGCAAGTACGGCGGAGAAGCTTCTAAGAGCGGTAAAGGTAATAAAGTCCGACAGGGCGCAGCTCCAGCGGGCGCGCTTCTCTGGGGAACAGAGTTCGGCGGCGGTCGCGGTACGGACTCACTAGGTCGCGCTTATACCGATCGCTTTAAGGCCCCGCGCAATAAGCGCGGCTACTGGATCTCTCCAGCTGTTGACTATTACACGCCAATCGTCGCGAAAGAATACATAGACATAGTTCAGGCGATAATTAAGAAAGTGGGTCTCGACTAATGGCTGGCATTCCAAAAGTAAAGATAACTTTCGACGCCGACTTCGACGAATTAAAGAAGGGCGTTAAAGGCGCGCAGAGAGAAGTCGAAGGCTTCTCAGACAAGATCGGCAAGTTCGGCAAGGTAGCCGCTGCCGCTTTCGCAGCTGCCACAGTCGCAGCCGCAGCCTACGCGGGAAAGCTTCTCGTCGATGGCGTTAAGTCAGCGATCGCAGACGCAGCCGCTCAGGAGAAACTCGCTTTAACTCTAAAAAACGTTACAGGCGCGACGAATGCCCAGATCAAGGCGACCGAGGGTTACATAACCCAGACATCGCTCGCGTTCGGTGTGACAGACGATGAGCTTCGTCCATCGCTCGAAAGATTAGCTCGCGCTACTGGCGACGTAGAGAAAGCTCAGAAACTCCAAGCTTTAGCTCTCGACATAAGCGCGGGTAGCGGTAAGAGTCTAGAAGCAGTCTCTAACGCACTTGGCAAGGCCACAGAAGGCAACACAGCGGCACTCGGTAAGTTAGGCGTAGGACTTTCAGCTGCCCAGTTAAAGACTCTTTCGATGGACGAGATTACCAAGAAGCTCGCGGATACTTTCGAGAATCAAGCGTCTACCAAGGCGGACACTTTCCAAGGAAAGTTAGATCGACTTAACATCGCATTCGATGAAGGTAAAGAGACCGTAGGTTCTTTCGTACTGGACGCGCTTACTCCGTTGGTTACTACATTCGTGGACAAGGTTATTCCAGCTCTTTCTTCTATGGCCACGTCTATCGGTAAAGATCTCGAAGGCCCATTTAACACAATTAAAGACGTTCTTACAGATTTTGTAATTCCAGCATTTAAGGCTCTTTACGACTTTATGAAGGACTTCGTCGCTCCGTTCTTTACGACTGTATTCGGTAAAGCTTTAGAGGGAATCTCTAATGCGTTCGGAACAGTTAAGGACGCAATTAACGGAAACAGTGAAGGCTTAGAGCCACTTCTAAAACTCTTTAAGTCTGTCGCGACATTCGTTAAGGACACTATGGGGCCAGCGATCGGAACTGTTCTTAAAGTCGCGTTCGAGGTTCTTGGTGTTGCTATCGCTGCGGTCATTACTGGCGTCTCGAAGGTAGTCGGATTCTTGGACGACATGATCGACAAGGTAAAGGCATTTATTAAACTTGTTAAAGATAATCCTTTAGTCGAAGGAATCGGTAACGTCATCGACAAGATCTTCGGCGGCTTTAAGGCTGCGGGTGGCCCAGTAACTTCGGGAACTTCTTACATCGTCGGCGAGCAAGGACCAGAACTATTTACGCCCGGCCGTAGCGGAATGATTACTCCGAATCATGCACTCGGCGGCGGACGCGGTTCAGTAATTAACTTAACTGTTAACGGCGCGATCGACCCAGAAGGTACAGCCCGAGCAATTATTAACGTTCTCAATAATTCGAGCTATCGCGGAACTCTTGGATCGGGTGCGTTCGCGTGACGCTATGGAATCCAGAATGGCGCGTTTTAATTGATGGCGTCGATTATCAAGAAGTAACACTGGCCAGCGTTCAGATCACTAGCGGCCGAACTTCTGTCTATGAGCAGCCAGTTGCGGGCTACTGTTACATCGAACTAATTAACTTACAGAACACTTCTTACCCTTTTACAGTAGGTAACGAAATCCTTATCTCGATTAAAGATTCGACTGGAGTTTACGTCGATCTCTATGGCGGCTTTATCAGCGACATCGAAATAAGCGTCGTGTCAGCTGGATCGACGGACTACGTTACTTCTGCCCGCATTACAGCACTGGGCGCACTGTCTAAACTAGCTCGGGCTAACTGGGAACTGGCTTTAGCGAAAGATTACGATGGAACTCAGATTTTTAACATTCTTTCCGATTTACTTCTTAATAACTGGAATGAAGTAGCTCCCGCTTTAGCTTGGTATCAGTACGATCCGACGACGACATGGGCTAACGCCGAGAACGTAGGACTAGGCGAGATCGATCAGCCTGGGCAATACGAAATGGTTAACAGAGCAGCCGATCCAGTCTCTAGCTACACGTTAGCCAGTCAGATCGCAGAATCAGGACTTGGCTATCTCTTCGAGGACGGATCAGGCCGAATCGGGTATGCCGACGCTTTACATCGACAGACTTATCTCGCAGCTAATGGCTATACCGAAATCTCAGCAACTCAGGGAATCGGCGTAGGCTTAAAGTCAGTTACGCGAAGCGGCGACGTCCGAAACTTTATTACCGTTAATTACGATAACGGCTCAACTCTTACAGACAGCGATCTAGCTTCTATCTCCCAGTTCGGTAAGTTCGCCGAAATCTGGGACACGAACATCGAGAAGACGGCCGACGCGATTCTGGCTCTAGCTCGTCGTCTACAGCTTAAAGCTTATCCACGCGCGTTCTTCGATTCGATCGAGTTCCCTATCGCTTCGCCAGACATTGACGACACAGACCGCGACGCACTCCTAAAGATTTTTATGGGAATGCCGCTACGCGTTACAGATCTTCCGCCTAACATCGTCGACACTGTCTTCGAGGGTTACGTCGAAGGCTGGTCTTTTAGGGCCAGTTATAACTCGCTATTTATTACGATAAACGCTTCGCCGCTGGAGTTCTCGCAAGTGACACTCCGATGGAATCAAGTCAACGCGGCCGAGTCATGGAATACAATCAGCCCTACTCTTACATGGGAAAACGCGATCGGATCGGTGGCATAACATGGCAACTACTACAACGAACTTCGGCTGGGACATTCCACAGTCGACCGACTTGGTCAAGGACGGCGCGACGGCGATCGCAGCTCTTGGTCAGGACATCGATACGGCTTTCGTCGATCTTAAAGGCGGAACGACTGGACAAGTATTAGCGAAAGCTTCTGGAACAGATCTTGATTACACATGGACTACTCCAGAGATCGGAGACATTACAGCTGTAACGGCTGGAACTGGAATCTCTGGTGGCGGAACGACTGGAGCGGTAACGATTACTAACTCTATGGCTACGGCGATCGATGCTAAAGGTGATCTTATTGCGGGAACTGGCGCGGACGCTTTCAGTCGTCTAGCAGCTGGAAGTAACGGAGATTCGCTTGTGGTGGATTCCAGTACATCGACAGGCTTGCGCTATACGGCTGGAAATGCACAAGGCAATCCAGTCATAAACTCAGCGATGCAGGTTTGGCAACGTGGTACTTCCGTATCAGTAGCGTCATCAACTGCAACAACTTACACCGCTGATAGA